TACTCATAGTGCCTAAAACCGGCACTTTGGAGTCGTCTGGTCCAGGACCGCGACCGATACTTTCCATTACTGGAAAGACGGTCTGCGGTGGAACCTGGTCCATGCTTCGGCAAGATCGGTCCCTCTTGGAGAATTACTTCCATTTGGGAAAACAGATCACCGAAAAGCAAATTCGACATATCACTGAAGCGAGCAATATCACTATCACTCACTTCAGAATCGAATTGGCGGACATCGTTCTCACACTCAACGTATCTGCGTATCGCTTCGACCTGACGCTCTTTCGAGCAATCCAGGTCAATCTTGCCAAACATCAGTGTTAACTGACGTAAGGCAATTATTGAATCGATGCACGGATCGGTGAGCAATGAGCCACTGTTCCTGTCAAACACACGGTTGAAGAAACCTCCGAGAAATCGGGGGAGACTTCCCCCGCGTTCAGTTAAGAACGCGGGGTGGATGCCGACCTGCCCTTGGTCCAGCCATTTTTGGATGGCTTTGCCAAAGTCAGGTAGGGTGATCGTTAAAAACGACAACCCCTCATGTTTGACACGACTGCGGACGGTATTAATGTCTGCAGTGGCGCTAGTGCAGCATAGATCAGCGGATTCCTCCGCTAATCGGGACCAGAGTGACATCAGGCTTTTCATCAGCCCTCCTTAATAGGGGGTTACTGAATCCATAGCTCTATGTCACTTACAGTACTATCTGTGGTGCAGCTCTTACGAGCTACCTGTGATCAAACGGACCGCTGGATTACATCCAGCCGAAGTCCGTCTTAACCCAGCCGTTCACCATGTCGCCGACCCTTGCGGATCGGAAGGCACGGAAGAATAGCGGGTTTTGCATGTCTTCCTCGAGGGTCGCCCCAATGGGGTTATCCTCCTGGTTGACAATGCGTTCGATCACGTGGGACAGCATGGCATCTTGGGCCTCACGGCTCTCGATAACCATCGCCAACACGTCCTGGCAGAACTGTTCCCAGTTCGCCGGAACGTTAAGGCACCTGCTGTTCCGGATGTACTTACGCAACCTCAGGAGCGATCCTGGGTCACGTGTGGTTGTCTTACTCATGATCCGGTCAATGACCCGATCTAGTACGGCAGCCTCAACGATCACGTTATCTAGCGCCTTTCGGACCAAAGCTGAGGTCCAAATGCGGTAGAGGTGAGGTTGAGCCGATTTCTCGGCATACATAACTCAGGTACTCCTTTGGTTGTTTTGGTACAGCACCGCACCCAGGTAGGTGGCGGCTTATTACCACCGCCCCTAACACTGGGACGAATGTTGAACACCTCCTTTTTAATTAAAAGAGGCCAACAACCCGTGATAGTATCTCCACGGAGAGGTCGATGACATATAACGCGGCAACTATGGTAGCAAAAGCCCCTTTACGGGACAATGCCACTTCTAGCGGCTCGCGCCACTGTCGTCTACCAGGATTGCTCCTAGCATAACGAATCAGGATCGGTTTGTCTGGCCAGTCTTCCGACCGGCTATGACGCACCTTTCCGTTTTCGCCATTCCCCTCGCTACGACTCACCAGCAAGAAG